TGGCAATTTTACACATGGCAATTTTTGCCTTGTGTAAATCATTCTTTGTTATTTCCTGTGGATAACTCTTTTTCAAGGTTATCTTTTAAATATTCAAAATAGGTATCTGATATCGGCATATCCGAAAAGAATCTATGCACGGTAACACCTTTCCCTCTACCAAGTCCTAAGCGATACACTCTTAGGTATCCAGCTTTTTCTAAGATTTTAAAATGCTCATTTACTGTACGTCGACTTATATTTAAACGTTTTGCAATTTCATCAGGATATACGACCCAATCAGTTTTATTAGTCAATATGACAGTTAAAATGCCTATAGTTGCCGGTTTCAGTTGCTTGTCTTGTGTAAAAGCATTATTGATCGATGTATAGTTTTCGTGAGTATTTCTGATTATGTACTGCATATCTCATAGACTAAGCTCCTTTCTGCATCTCTCGCTTGTGTATTCCTAGAATTATGTCATAGTAGGAATGTCCGGCTGGAATAACATATCCAGTCAAGTCTTCAATAACAGAACCATCTGCCATTATATTTATAATGCGTGGTTCCCATTTCTTTTTTTCTGTTTTCATGGTATAATTACCTCATACATATTTTTGTTTAGTCCCTCAATGGAATTGCCGTTCCAGAGGGGCTTTTTGTTATAATTGACTTATCCTAAAATGAAAGGAGGACAAGCCATGATTACATGTCATATTGTGGTTGATGGAAAATCACGACCAATGCCATTAAATTTACCTAGTGTTCCAGTAAAAGGTGATATAATTGCACAGTCTCCTGACCACAAATCAGAACATTATTTAGTCAAATGTGTTGAATATGTCAACGGACATAACTCTGTCAATCTACATGTTCAGATATTTCCTAATAGAGATAGTGCTATTCTCGCTATTGATAACATCAGGTAAATAAGGTATATCAATGATTTTCACCCAATAGTTATCAAGAAATCTTTTATCAATATAGAGCGCTTGTTGCAACAAAGCACAACGATTATCAGATGGATAGTTGAATGCTTTTCTTACAAGTAGCTCTTTTTCATTTTCAAACTCAATGCGTCCTGCAACCTCTCCAGAGATTTCAAGATACTTGCCAACTAGGTTATTTCCCACTACCGTCATCTCGCTTACATCAATAACATCTGGTGTAAATGTGATGATGGCTTTTGGTTTTTCTCCTGCGGGCATTTTCAGTTTAAAATCGGTAACGCCCCGCCCAAGTTCCCAGTCGTTGAGTTTTACTGAGTAACCTGATGAATTTAGGCATTGTCCCTCAATTGGTTCATGTTTGGGTTTTATGGTTAGTTTTAGAGGTTCCATGTGTATTCCTTTCTAAATTTGATATCCCCGTTTTGGTGACTTTCTTGGCAAAAAAATATCACCGATAGGCTTTTTAAAAAAATTACTTAACAAGAACATCTCATCTTGAGTGAATTCTTGCTGACCTCTTTCTTTTTTTCCGTATTGATTAGCTGAAATACCTATTTTTTTAGCCAAATCAGCCTGATTCAACCCAGCATTTTTTCGTAACTCATACAGTTTAATCTGCACCACTCCTCACCTCCTTTTCTGTGGTATAATGGAATAAAAACGATTGGAGAAAATATATGTCACCCTTTAACCTTGACTTAAAAGGAGATCTAACTCCTATTATTGCAAGAACCGATACCATTCTTAAACCGATTAGCGAGGGCTTCGCGGGTATATTTGCATATGTTTTTCAAAAACCTATAGAGTACAACATTGTATCTGAAATTGCATTAGAACAACTAGCTAAAGAGACTAGAGATAAATACAATAAAATCTCAAACAATAATATAACATTTGAAAATATCAAAATTCTTGGAAAAATTCTTGAAGATTCAATATACCAACTCGATATTAAAGAATTTAGAAGATACTATTCTTCTCTAGCATCGGCTACCTTGGATAAAACCCAAGAAGTAAAGCCCTCTTATTCTTCCTTGATACGAGAAATGTCTATAAATGATGTTAATTTACTTGACTATTTTTTTAAATACAATATCTTATTTGAATTTCAAATTACAAGTAATAACTATTTGTTTGACGACCCGAATCTTTACAGATGGTTTTGGAATAAACAATATTTCAAAATATCAAAAGTTACTGATAACTTTTTCTATAGAGATTATAATGATAAAGAAAAGATGCAAAGCCGTTATACAATAAATCAAGATTATTTTGAAGATAGTGTTGAATCAGAAGTAATTTTTTTACTTTCAAAAGGAATTATCAGAGAAGATCCGTCAGAAAATTGGCATGAATATATACCGAGCATTGAAAAATACGTTCTTGATTCTGATCAACAAGTGACAATTTTCAAAAATAGAAATAAGTATGATATTCCAAAAGTTATTTTTGATGTCAAACATAAAGTTTATTCTTTAACATCCCTTGGTGAGGAATTAAAGAAAATATTAATAGATGACATTACAACTAGTGATGAAAATGATCATTGAAAACATCTTTTACAACTTCTTGAGCACGCTTATAGCTTCCATCAGATATTTTTAGCCAAGATGCAGCTAAGAATTCAAGCATCATCTTAGTAATAATGATTGATGTAATCAACGATACCACTACTGAAACAATTATAACAACAATAAGCATTCCCATAGGTTTCCTCCTTAAAAAATTAAATTACAAATTACAACAGCGATTATCACACCTATTGCGACAAGTCCGCCGGCTGTCCAAAGTTTCTCTTTATCCATTGATTTTCACCTCGCATTATGATAAACTACAAGTAGGTATCGGGGCTGGCGCCCCTTAACCTATCTAAATATAATTTGTAATAGTACAGCGATGAGCGCAATTACCGCTGCTATTACTGTGGCTCTTGGCTGTGTCAGCCAAGGGTCTTTTCGTTTACGTCGACGTTTTAGCATAATATTTTTCCTTTCGTTTTATTCGCTTATCTCTAAGCTTGATTATAGTATATCACCATTTTGGTGACTTGTCAACACTTTTTTTATTTTTTTACAAAAAAAGTTTCCTTTTCGGTGATTTTATGATAAAATATTTTTAGAAATAACTATAGAAAGGATTGCAAAATGGAGCTTAATATATATATTGGCCAAAAGATAAAAGAATTTAGAACAAAAGCAAAAATGACTCAAAGTGACTTGGCTAGCGCGCTTGACACTACAAAACAGACAATAAGTAGATATGAAAAAGGCGATCGCAAAGCTGGACAAGATACGCTATTTGCTCTATGTGATATCTTCAACGTCAGCATCGATGACTTCTTTCCAACTATCCATTCCGCACATGCCCCAGACACTCTCATACAAGCGATTAACGACACAGTAATACAATTAGAAGAACCTCGCCAAGAGAAAGTCCTAACATTTGCGGACAATCAGCTCAAAGAGCAGGAAACTGAACCATCAGATAAAATGATTGAGTTCAACGATGAATTAGAAGAATATCATGCATTTGAAAAGTTATCAGCTGGAAATGGTTATAATTACTTAGAAGATCGCAACTATGATATTGTTTATTATGATAAGTATATCCCCCACGATCTCGCTAGCTGGGTCTACGGGGATTCTATGGAGCCTAATTACCCAAACGGTTCTGTTGCTCTTATAAAAGACACTGGTTGGGATTATGACGGCGCTGTCTACGCTGTTGACTGGGACGGGCAGAGCTATATCAAGAAAGTCTATAAAGAAAAAGATGGCTTACGACTTGTCTCACTAAATGACAAATATGCGGATAAATTCGCTCCATTCAGCGAAGAGCCCCGCATTATCGGTAAGGTAGTAGGCAATTTTATGCCAATGGATATTTAAAATATAATGTGCAACGACTGAATCACATTAAAAGCTGGTGAAAGGGAAATTATTATGGGATTGTTTGCGCAACGTTGTCCTTATTGCAGGTCAACTGATATTGAATTTATGAACCAAGAAAGAAAAGGTTTTAATGGTCTTGTAGGTTGTATAGGATTTTTGATAGCTTGGCCTTTCTTGCTACTTGGTCTTGTTGGGAAAAACGGCAAAAATAATTGGCACTGCAAGAACTGCGGTAGAACATTTAAAGCAAAATAAAAGATTTGATAAAAAATAAAACAAAAAAGCCTCACGCTCTCAAAGTTTGGCGACTCCGAGCGTGAGACAAAAACGATTGTATAAGAAACAACCATTCAAAAGGTCGTTTTCTTATACCCATTTTATCAAAAAATGAGGTAAAAAACAATGATAACAACAAATAAGGTGGCTATCTACGTCAGAGTGTCCACAACTTCTCAGGCCGAGGAGGGCTACTCAATAGATGAGCAAATAGCGAAACTCAAGAGTTACTGCGACATCAAGGACTGGACACTTTATAAAGTCTACAAAGACGCTGGATTTAGCGGGTCAAACATCAAACGTCCAGGGCTGCAGAGTTTGATAGCAGACGCCAAAAACAAGCATTTTGATACTGTGCTAGTTTATAAGCTAGATCGTTTGAGCCGTAGCCAGAAAGACACACTTTATCTAATTGAGGAAGTCTTTATCAAGCAAGATATTTCTTTTTTTAGTCTGCAAGAAAATTTTGATACTTCTACAGCCTTTGGTAAGGCTATGATTGGGCTCTTAGCAGTCTTTGCTCAGTTAGAGCGGGAACAAATAAAAGAGCGTATGCAATTAGGCAAGTTAGGACGTGCTAAGGCTGGCAAGTCTATGATGTGGGCTAGAACTTCATACGGTTATATTTACAACAAAGAGACAAGCAACGTAATTATAAATCCTGCCGAGGCCGAGATAGTCAAGATTATATACGCTGAGTATCTGGCTGGCAGGTCTATCACAAAGCTAAAAGACTATCTTAACGAGCAGGGGCTGAATACAAAGACTAGACCTTGGTATTATCGAGCGATTCACATGATCCTTAGCAATCCGGTATACGCTGGCTATAATCAGTATATGGGCCAATTATTCAAAGGTGACCATCAGCCTATTATCTCAAAAGAGGACTACGACCGAACGCAAGAAGAACTCAAGAGACGGCAAATAAAAGCCGCAGAAATGAACAATAATCCGCGACCATTTCGTGCAAAGTATATGCTGTCAGGACTAGCTAGGTGTGGCTACTGCGGTGCTCCGCTCAGAATTGAAATGACCGCTAAACGCAAAACAGACGGTGGCAGAACTTATAGATATGGCTGCATGAACCGAACTGCAAAACGAACGATAGGCCCAACCGTATATAATAACGGGAAAAAGTGCGAATCAGGTCTTTACTACAGAGAAGACCTCGAAAAATATGTCCTAAACGAAGTTGCCAAGCTCCAACACGACCCAGAGGCCATTGAGACACTCATAGAACCATCTAAAACGACCGTGAACGAACAGGAGCTTAAGAGTAGACTTAATGTACTAGACACAAAAATTAGCCGTTTAAATGACCTTTATTTAAATAATTTAACAAGTCTTGAGGAACTGAAAGAAAAAACTGCCGGGATTCTCCGAGAGAAATCAATCCTCGAAAAACAGTTGACAGAAAGCCCAACACTTCGACTTAAAAACGAGAAAGAAAAAATTAATCGGATACAAGATAAAGCGGACATTCGAAGTCTTCCATACAACGATCAGGCAACCATCGTCCGCAGTCTTATACAAAAAGTTGATGTCACCGCAGAAGCTATCAAAATCCGCTGGTTAATTAATAATTTTAGTGACTAACATTTC